GGAGAAGTAGGTGAGAATGAAGCTGTTGGCCGCCCAGGTCAGGAAGCGGCGGACGCTGAACCAGCGGTCTTTGGGGTCGCTGGTGCCGGGGTAAGCGGCGGTGTTGTTGCCCCACAGGCGGAATCCGTTCATGTTCAGCCAGGTGGCGATGCCAAAGCCGTTCACGGTGTTGGCCTGCTCCTGGTCAAGCACCACCTCCGTACCGTCAGCCAGGCAGGCGGCAGAGATCGCAATGGTCTTGTTGCTGGGGCTGACATTGGGGGTGTCGTCATTCTGCGCGTCGGTGTATGCGGTCAGGGCAGAGGCCAGGGCGGAACCGCTGTACACCACTTCGCCCACCTTGGCGAAAGGCCACACGCCGTATGCGTTGGCATCGCTCACGGCCTGCTTCTCCTTGGTGGCCTTGACATCGGTGTACTTGGTCGCGCCGTCGGCGCTGCTGTCAATGTCCACGATGCACACAGCGCCGAAAACGCCGTTGATGCTCTTGGTCTTTGCCTGGAGCGCAGCGGCCACGGTGGGGTCGGCGCTGAAGCGGGGAGCCACCAGAATACCGGGGTTCATGGACAGCAGGGGATAAATCTGCCGCACCACTTCCAGGCCGGTTTCCTTGCCAGTGTCCGCGTCCACGCTGCCCACGATGTCGGCGGCAGTGACCTTGGAGGGGTCGATCTTGGTGCCGCTCACGGTCAGGTTGGCAGCGCCGTCGCCCTTGCCGCCGGAGATCAGCACGATAGTCAGGGTGCCGTCGTCGTTCCAGGTGGTGGTGTAGTCGGTGCCTGCGGTCAGGGCGGTAGCATCGTTCTTGACCACCAGCTTGTCCAGCAGAACGCCCGCCACATCCAGCACCGCCACACCGGCGTTGACCTGAACGGCGGTTTCCTCGATGGCGGCGTTGTGCTTGTCGGGGTCAAGGACATTGATCAGCACCATGGGGCCAACGCCCACAACGCTGAAATTGGCGCTGATGCTCTCGCAGAGGGTGTATTTGGCAAAATCGGGGTTGTAGCCGACGGCCTCCACAGCCTCCTTGTAGTTGTGAACCAGCAGCGGCACATTGACCGCAGCGGCGGGATTTTTCAGCATATTCACCGGGGCAGTGCCGACGATCACCTGGAGGCCCGCCGTGCCGGTGATGGGGGCGCTCATGCTGGTGGCCTGCTCACTGGTGTATACTCCGTGCTTGTAAGCCATACTGTTTCTTCCTCCTTACAGTTCGGATTTGATCTTGTGATACAAGATGGCCTCCGCCGTCCCGGCGGTTTCCATCTGCTTTCGGGTCTGCGCAAAACGCTCCATCGGCACCAGCAGCGCCTTGGCCGCCGGGTGCTGTGCGATAAAGTCATTCAGCGCCGCCGGGATGTCCCCGGTAAATACGGTGTACTGCTTCACCACACCGCGCACGGTGGGACCGCAGTAAACGCAGGGGCCGCTTTTCGCGGCCACGGTGGCCTCCGCCATAGGCTCGGCCTCATTCGCCGCCTCCGGGGCGGTCACCGCCGCCGCAGACGCGAAAACGGCCACGGCTTCCGCCACGGCCTCACGCTTTTTACTCATACCAATTCCTCCAGTTCGGTGTCTTGGGTCATGGCTGGGGCGGTACAGGTCAGGGTACAGGCCCCGAAATAATACGGATGCGTGTCGTCCTGCTGCATCGCCCAAACGATGGGCTTCAAGATCGTAAACGCTCCGCCGAAATACGGCGCGGAACATACCCGCTGGATGATGTCCTCCTTGATGTTCGCCACATCCTGATAGCCCTCCCGTGCGCCGCCCGTGTCATAGGCGCACACGATCAGGCTGAACTCCACCTTTTGCGGGCCGTCGTCGTCCTCGATCTGTCCGCCCGTCATGCGGGCCACGATATAGGGAGCTGCCGCCGCGTCCGTGTCAACATCGGAATCGTTGTCCTCCGGCACAGGCAAATCCTGCTTGAAGATTCTCAGGGGCTTTCGCCCCTCCTGTCCGTTGTACTTCTTCCCGGCGAACAGCTCCTCCAGCATTTCGATCAGCGCGTCTTGGCAAAGCTGCGGGGTGCGCCCGATGCCTGCGGCCTTGACCGCGTTTTTGTAGTCTTTCATGGGTTATCCCTTTCTGGCCGCTCTGTCCAATACCTGACTTATCCGGCGTTCCACAAATTTTTCCAGGTTTTCCGCCGCTTCTTGGTTTACTCCTCTGTCCCACACAGCTCTGCCCATACTGGACACGCCGGGGCGCTCCATGTCGTATACTTTCTCGATTTTGCCATTCGGACTTTTCCACCTCGGATAACCTCGGTTTGTTGTTGTCCTTTGGGTGTGAGAATCTAATACGCGCTGCAAGATCGCAAGATGGTCATTCCCACTCTTGGCATTGTGAATGTCCACCAGAAAGCCCTTGCTTCTGCCGTTTTCCTCAACCAAGTTTTTATATCCTTCGCTTTGAAGCACTCTTGCCCGGAAGTGGGACGGTGCCGCACCCATTGCCTTTCCCATATAAGGCCTTTCCGGGGTATGCTCAAAGTAGACGATATTGAGCGGCAAAGCATCATCCTCACCGTGGATAATGGCCAGCAAATCCTTATTCGTTGCCTTTTTCCTCTGCTTGTAGTCCCGCAGTTTTTCGCGGCCACGGCTTGTCAGTGCATACCGCTGTTCGGCAGCCTTAACGGCATCTCTTGCGGCCTGCCTCGCGGTGGCGTTGATGGCAACTTTCAATACCGCTGGAGTTTTCTCTTTCAAATCCCCCAGCGCTTTTTCAATATCCTCCAGCCCCGCCACGGTAATGGTCAGGTTTCCCGCGTCATAGGTTACGCTGCTCATTGCCTCGTCCTTTCCATGGAGATACGGTACACGCCGCTCTGCTCCTCACAGCTCAAAATGCTGTAAGTGCGCTGCTGCTTCGTACCCTTGTCCATTACCAGGTGCTTGCCCACCTTCGGCTTGGGACCGTAGTCCGCGACGCGGATAAACAGCACGGTATATGCCGTGTACAGGCCGGTATCGAAATTCTGCTTGGCTCCGGCTTCCCAGTGGGAATTATGCTCTTTCAGGCCGTAGTCCTCCAGAATGACCAGCGCTTCCTTGCCGTCAACCGTGTGGAGGTCTGCGTGTTCGTTCCCGTCAAAGAAAGTCAGGTCGATGTCCGCCGCCGCGCAGTCCTTGAAAGTGGGCATCTTCCATTCCTCCGCCGGGCCGGAGCCATATTCCTGTTCCAGTTCAAATAGCGCCATCGCTTACCTCCGCAGAAAAATTCCCCCGCCTGCACGCGCAGGCAGGGGATATGTCGTTAGCACACGGTAGCCACCAGCCAGCTATCCACCTTGTCGGGGATGGGCAGGGGGTGAGCCTGCAGCTCCACCATGCGGCGGTCGGGGTGATGCTCCACATAGCTGCGCAGCAGGCGGGAAGTCTGGGCAGTGACCCACAGGCCGTTGGCACCCTCGATGTAGGTACAGGCACCATAGGCCATCATGTAGTTGGGCTTGGAGCTGATCAGGATAACGGCGTTGTCGGGGATAAGGGCCTTGGTGGCAGGGGCGGCGGGGTCAGTCCAGTCGTCGTAGTACACCTCGCCATAGGTGTACAGGTCAAGGCTGGGGTCGGCCAGGTGGCCCAGGTATCTCACGCCGTTGGGCAGATCGCGGGGGGCGATCTCGCCCATGTTCATGCGGCGGTTGTCCAGCATCTTCTGCACCTTGGCATCGTCAAAGAACAGCTTCTTTGCCGTCTTGCCCATGATGAGGGTGTCCACATTGGCAAAGCCGCCGTGCAGCACCTTGTCCACCCAGTCGCCCAGGTTGCCCAGGATGTTGGCCTTGGAGCCGCCCCAAACATTGTCGCCCTCCAGAGTGACCTTGTTGGTAAAGCCAAAGTCGATCACTTCATTCACGCCCTCGCCGACCACGGGAATCTGGCCGGTAACGATTGCCTGAACGGCCATCCACTCCTCACGGCGGGTAGTAGCGTCATTCAGGGTGGCGTACTCCTCCATCAGCTTGCGGGCCGCCCGCTGGGCGGGGGTCATGCCGCTGTACAGATCTTCACCGGGCAGGCGGGTCATAAGCTGGTCGGCAGTGGTCACATCGTAGGGATTGACCAGAGGGGGCTTGTAGCTCTCGGTGGTGTAGCCGTTGGCT